AAACGCACATTCTAGCCCTACAACCTAAAGCACCGATTATCGGGGCAAAGGGTTCATTTGATAGCAATGCAGATAAGTGGGCGAATGCTAATCGGGAAAGCTTTAGCGCACTAGAATATGACGTGGTTCATGATGAGAACGGACAACGTGTAGAGCCGCCTAGCCGCCTACCGAATATTGAAGGCTCTCAGTCAATTATGTTTGAGGCCAACAGCGCCCGCGATGATATCCGCTTAAGTCTGGGTATGCCGCAAGCCAATATGGGCGAGGCTGTAGGAAACGTATCTGGCGTTGCTATCCGCAATAAACAGATTGAAGGCGATAACGCTACATTTCACTTTGTAGACAACCTTGCAATGAGTATCGCGCATGTGGGTCGTATCCTCGTGGATATGATACCGCGCCTATATTCAGAAGCTCGCATTGTTCGTATTTTAGGCGATGACGGGCAGGAAGAAAACGTCCCTGTTAACCAGCCCTTTGTAAAGGGTGAAGAGGGGTACAAACCTGCGGGCAAAAACGCAGAAGCAGAAGGCATCTACGACCTGAAAGCGGGCAAGTATGATGTTTCCCTAGATGTGGGTGCATCTTATTCAAGTAAGCGCCAAGAGACAGCCGACAAGTTAATTGAGTTGGTAAGGGCTAAACCTGAACTGGCAGACGTTACTGCAGATCTGTTGTTTGAGGCGTTAGACTTGCCGATGAGCAGGGAGATTGCCGAGCGTATCCGCGCCACTATGAACCCTGAGTTGTTAGACGATGACCCGCAGGCCGCAAAGCTTAAACAGGCGGCGGCGATGATACAGCAAATGGAAGAGCGTCTAATGAATTACGAGGCAGCTCTGCAGGATAAAGCAAAGAACGAACAGTTCGAGCAGCAAGCCAAAACAGAAGAGTTAAGACAAAGCGGTTTGAAGCTTCAAAGCGAAGCACAAAAAACACAAGCCGAGATTAAGAAGATACTCGCAGAAGCGGCTAAAACCACAAGTGAGATTGTAAGCGCCAAAGACGTTTCAAGAATCATGCAGATGGTTGGTGAGCTTGACGCTGGAGTACAGGAACAAAGAGAAACACTAGAGATTATGCTTGACGCTAAAGAGCGCGAGCTTAATGAGGTTGCATCCGAACCTTCCCCCGATGAACCCCCTACAGACTAAATAAAAGGTCGAACACAATGAGTGAACCACAGATAGAGGTTGATACCTCGCCTGCGGCAGAAGCGCCTGCCCAAAATGAAGCGCCAACTACAGAAGAGAATGCAAAAGCAGAACCTTCGAACGAAAATCAGGAAGCAGAAGCCGTTGAAAAGGCAGAAGAACCTGAACTAACGCCTGAGCAAAAGGTTGAACAGCTTGAAAGCAAAATTGCTGAACAAGAGAAAAAGGCCGAACGCAGACAGGCGGCATATCGTGACTTGCAAAAAGCTCACGAAAAAAAGCTACAGGAGCTTAAAAAGCTTGAGACACAAACAAAGCCTCAAGAGCCTGTAAACGAACCTAAGGTTGAAGACTTTGACACCTTTGAAGATTTCCAAAAGGCCCGTGATGAATACGTAGCGGAAACAGCCAAACAGGAAGCAATCAAAGAGTTTCAAAATAAACAACTCCAACTTGAGCAACAGAAGATTGCGTTGGAAAGACAGACTTTGGTTCAGCAACAGGAACAAGAGTATTTGAATGTAAACCCCAACTACATGGCAAGCAAAGCAGAGTTTGAGCAGTTCGTAAAACTTATGGACGTTGACCCTGCCGTTGAACGCGCAATCGTAGATCAGACGTTTTTGGGCAATGTCCCGCAAACAATCGATTACTTCGCAGGCAATGGCGGTGAGAACCTAGATAAGTTACGCGAAATATCACAACTCAGCCCACCGCAAGCCGCTGTTGAGGTCTACAAGATTCAACAAAGTTTGAAAGCTCCTAAAGCAGAAGAAGTTAAACCCGCGCCGAAACCCGCAAAGAAACCAAAGGGCGGAAGCGCACCCAAGAAAGATATAGGGGACGGAGACGTTCTTAAGAACTTGGGACTTAAATAAGGAGTTAGCAAATGGCTAATACTATTAATACCGTCAAGGACGGACCGGGATTATTTGCCAAGGGTGTAGCGCAACGGTTGCGCGATAACCTGAAATTCTGTGGTTTTGTCGATCAGGCAGACCCTTCAGAGTTCGATGGCAAAAACCAATTTAAAGCAGGCGATACGATTTATACATCTATCCCTACACGTAAAATTGCGCAAAGAGACAACTTGGACATTACATCTAAGAATAAAGATGTAACAGAAGAGAAAGCTCCTCTAGTGCTTAACAAAACAGCGACAGACGCAGATGAGTTTGACTCCCTTGAGTTGGCTACAGATGTTGATGTTGCAAATGCACTTAAGCGCTTCGGTATGCCCGCAGCGGACACATTGGCGCATGAAATTGAAAGCCGTTGTATGGAGATTGCTTCAGACGCGACTTACAACTTCACAGGCACAGCAGGCAGTAATGCGTTTGCTATTTCTGATGTCCTTGCAGCAAAAACTGCGCTTGACGAAAGCTTGTGCCCGATGGGTGACCGCATGTTGTTTATGAACAGCAGAAGCGGTGCGGAGGCTGTGGATGCTCGTAAGGGTTTGTTCCAATCATCCGAAGAAATCGCCAAGCAATACCGTGATGGTTATATTGGTCGCGCTGATGGTTTTGATTGGGTTGAGACCCAATTAGTGCCTACGCACACAAACGGCTCAGATATGGACCCTGCGGCTGTTAATGATGCGGCTGTTGCGGAAGGTGCGAGTACACTTGCTTTTGATGGTTTGGGCGCAGGCACAGACACAATCAAGAAGGGTACTGTATTTACTATCGCAGGCGTAAATAAAGTGCATCCAATAACCAAAGCCGACCTCGGCGTGTTGCAACAGTTTGTTGTTACCGCAGATGTGACGGCTTCAGGCGGTGCGGGCACGATGTCAATTAGCCCATCAATCTATGCGGGTTCGGAGGGTTTGCAGAACGTAACAGCACTTCCCGCCGATGATGCTGTGATTACGTTTGGCACTGGCTCTGCTGATACAACATACACACAGAACCTTGCACTGCATAAGTCTGCGTTCAAGATGGTTACAGTACCTATGTACCAGCCACGCGGCGTTGACCTTGTAGCGTCTGAAACAGTTGACGGTATTACGGTTAACATTGTTCGTGACTACGAACAGAACACCCGTAAGATTATCACTCGTTATGATGTTCTGTATGCTTTTGACCCTGTAAGACCAGAGTGGTCTACACGTCTAACAGCTTAATTTATCGAGCGCATCCCTTAACGGGGGTGCGTTCTTTTAAGTTAAGAGGATTTTATGGCTACAGCACTAGACATTATTAAAAGCTCACTGCGCAAGATTCACGTCTTGGGTGCTGGTGCGCCTTTATCAAACGAAGAAGCGTCCGATGCTCTTTCCACACTAAACGCTATGCTGTCTACGTGGTCTGCCGAGGGAAGCTTAATCTTCACTGAGAGCAAAGAGACATTCAACACAACTGGTGCTGCGAGTTATACAATCGGATCTGGTGCAGATTTTGATACGGTACGCCCTTTATACTTTAGTGCTGTTTATGTAACGCAGGGTAATATCGATTACCCTCTTACACAGATAGACAACCAACAATATGCCCGCATTGCACAAAAAGACTTAGGCGCTTTTCCCGATAGTTATTATTACGATGCAGGATTCCCTATAGCTACGCTTTTCCTTTACCCTGCGCCGACAAGCACATCCACAATCACCCTTTATTCATTTAAGCCCCTTACAAGCTTTTCAAGCCTGACTACCGACTTTGCAATGCCCGAAGAATACAGGGCCGCACTTGAATACAACTTGGCTGAATGGATTGCACCTGAATATGAAAGGGAGGCAAGCCCAAGCGTTAAGAAAATTGCCAAACAGACCAAAGATGCTGTGATAGGCCAGAACAGACGCAATGAAAACTTTATATCCACTTTGGACATACCTGCCGATAGAAGTAGTGGTGAAAATGGCGACATATACGGCGGTTGGTATACATGATTGTTCCCTTTGTTGGCCCATCCTATGAGATGGAAGCGCTGTCGTATGATGCGCAGCGCACAATCAACATGTACCCGCTTGTTTCTGAAAGCGGAACAAGTAAAGGTGTGGCTGCTTTGCGGTCATGTTCAGGGATACAGGAAAAATACTCATTTAACTCAGGGCCGATTAGGGGCGGTATAGAAAGCCAGTCCCGTGCGTTCTTTGTGGCAGGTGATGAGTTTTACGAAGTTTTTACAGACAACACTACAACGCTTAGAGGGACACTAGACACTGCTACAAGTTATGTCTTTATTGAAGAAAGCCCAACTCAACTTATGTTGTTGGATAATGAGTTTGGATATATCTTTAATAAGACTTCGAATACATTTACAAAGATTACAGACGCGGACTTCCCGTCACCCGCTAACAGCCTTACTTTTCAAGATGGCTATTTCATTGTTAGTAGCGATACATACTTTGCTATTTCAGCCATTAACAACGGCCTATCATGGGATGCTGCTGATAGGCAGACTGTTGAAAGTAATCCAGACAATATTGTTAGTGTGTTTTCTGATAGCTCTAACCTTTGGTTATTTGGCACGAAAAACACTGAGGTCTTTTACAACTCAGGCGCGGCAGCTTTTCCTTTTGTTCGTGTATCGGGCGCAATCGTAGAAACGGGCTGCGCGGCTGCGGCTACAGTACGTGAAATTGACAACCGTGTTATCTGGCTAGGCACAGATGAGAATGGTGACGCTATTGTATGGGGTTCTAACGGATACAACGCACAGCGAATAAGCACGCAGGCCATCGAAAGGCTTATAGCAACCTCTACGGACTTTAATGAGTCTGTTGCTTGGGTGTACCACGAACGAGGCCATGCCTTTTATTTGTTGAACGTACAGGGCGTTAATTCAACGCTTGTATATGACCTTTCAACAGGGCAGTGGCACGAAAGAATATACAGAAACCCGTCTACAGGGGCGTTTGAGCAACACAGAGGGCAAAACCATGTGTTCTTTGAGCAGATGCACCTTGTAGGAGACAGGGAATTAGGGAAGGTTTACGAGCTTTGCCTTGATATTTACTCAGATAATGGCGACCCGATGATAAGGGAGCGCACATCGCCCCATTATCACCAAGAAACT